ATGCTTGCAACAGACAGGGATTTTGAATCGAATTACAATGCTGTGTGGACTGCAATTCAAGCAAGTCAAACGCCAACGTCTCAAAAACAACATTAAGGAGACCGAGATGACGAACGAAGACTTTTGCAACGCAACCAGCGTCTGGAACAGCGGCAGCTACGGCAACGAAATTGCGTGGGTCTGTGAGCCAGAAGACGTTACACAGACAGCCGAAACGGTCGCGGATTTTGTTGACGCCAGAAACAGCAAGGCCGACGAATACGCCACCGAAAAAGGCACGCTTTACGTCTGGGAAAACCAGCAGAGCAGAGCGGGAAAAAAAAGAGGCAATCTTTTCTTGATGGACGCTGGTGATTTTCGTCTCAGCTATTTTGACGGGGAAGTTTAGATTATGACTAACAAAGTTTGGAACGTGTATTTTCGACAGCTAACGACAAACCGCAACGAGGACGGAGAATGGCAATGGCAATGGTCGATCCCTCCAATGATCGTCGAGACCTTTGAAAAAGACGGAAAAACTTCTTCCGGAGATCGATGGTACAACGACGGTAATAAATTAGATCTTGCAGAGGGCCGCGCCGCCATGCTGGTTTTACAAAATCAAAAAATGGGTTTTGAAAGCCGGTATGAATGGGAAGAAAATACAGATAGCAAAACCCAAAAACCCGTGGCTGTTACCTTTAACTGTAAACTTCACTGACCTACTCTGTTTCCGTGCATTGCTCGACGCCGAGAGCCAGGTAACCAATAGCGTCTACCCAGTGGTCCTCATTTTTTTCGTCGCCTGAAACCAGTCTCCCTACCTTCATAAGAGAGAGCATGACCCAAACGTCGTGTTCTCTTATTTTTTGTCCCGTGTAGGTAGACCAGAGGGAAGCTATTATTTCTGCGTTACGCGCGGCAGGCCCGTGCTGTGCTTCACGCTCCTTCGTAATAAGAGACTGTGCTTTTTCAAGCGCCTCGTCCCTATACATCGATCAGCTCACCGCGGAAGCAAACAACGCCGTCGCGCAAGACAGAGACGGTTTCCGGCCAAAGCAATTCATTGTCTTTGAGTGTCAGCACAACAAATCCAGAGCGCCAGTTAACAGGCCCGTCTTCGGTATAATACGAAAATTGCGGACCATAGGGATCTGCAAGCGTACCGGTATCAATGCCCCAGCGAATGCCCGTGTAGTCGCTGTAGGGCGTTACCTTTAGCGAGTGCAGATGGCCCGTCACCATAGTTTTGCCTGCCGTCATTGCGTTTGTATGAGTGGCGTGTACGCCCCCCTTGAAACGATGCTTAATTACGATGTCGTTGTTGACCCAGACCGACCAGCACGTTTCCCAGTGCGGAAAGTGATCTTCGAGGCGCGTGCCGTGCACATTGGCAAACTCAGGCACAACATTGGAAAGGCGCGTGTTAAACCGCAAATCGTGGTTGCCAATCGTGTGATAAAGCTGTGCGTGTTTTGGTGCCGCTTCGCGAACTTCCTGCAAACGATCCTTGCAAGCTTCAAGCTCATCTACGAGAGACGGACGCTCTTCCCAGCCGATGCGGGGATGTCGTGAGATAGACGCTCCGTCGAGAATGTCGCCATTAAAAACAATGATTGAAGGTTTGAGATTCTTAGCTAGTTGTACGAAAGCGCGGTGTGCAGTCGTAGGTTTGCCAGGCCAGTAATGCGCATCGCTGCCAATTAAGATTGTTCCGTTGTCGAGCGATGTCGTAATGCGTTCATCGACGCGATCATTATGACCGGCGACTTGTTGCTTGCGACTAATAGGAAAACCTAACTCTGCTTCAATGCGGGCGCGTCGTCGATAAACAGCACGAACGTTAATGCCAAGCACTTTGGCTGCGCCTGCAATGCCATTTTTTTCAATAATTGTTAGAAAGTCTTGTTCGTTAACTGTTGGAACAGCCATTCAACCTCGCCGTATTCTGTCTGCCATTCGTTGTGCACGTGCCGGTGTTTGCGTTGCAAACTTGCTGTCCAGAAGATGATGCGCAGCAGCTTGCCAATCGCCTTCGCGCACTGCTGCCAAATGATTTTTGAACCGGCAATAACCAGATAAACCAAGCTGAAAAACCAAGAGCACCATCACTTCACGAATGTTGGGACTGAGCTCATCCCAAAACGAAGAGAACTGCAGCGAACACTTGTCGCAGATACGCTCTATATCGCGTTTTAAGAGCCACTGAGCCTCTTCTTCATCAATGCCATACCCAAACCCCTCCTCAATGCATCGACCGATTCCTACGGTCGTGTATCCAAGATGATCCTCGTAGGAAAATCGACGGTAACCCTCCTCCTGCGTCAACACTTCTGCGATGGCATCAATGTTGTAGACAGCCGTCATTTGTTTAATCCCTTGGACTTTTCGAAGGAGCGGTAGCCAGCCAATCCAAGGAGCCCCATCAAGATCGGCATCATCTGACTCATGTCGAGTGTTGGCAGCTCGACCAGCAGTCCAAACTGCGCAAGCACAAACGAAACTATGGGTTGCAAAAAATAAGCCCAGCCAAAACTTAAAGCAGCAATCCAGCCTGTAGCCGGTCGCCAACCTGCTTGGAACCAGTTACCGCTGCGCGCATCTTCCTGGTTCACAGCAATTTGCGCCAAGTCTACTGCTGCAAGATGCTTGGCAAGCTGCGCTTCAATTTCACGTTCTGCTTTTGCACGCGCTTCCTTGTCTTCTGGCAGGAAACGTCCGGCAACATCCATAACGCTTGGTAAAACTGCGCTTAATAAGCCAATCATTCTTTTATTTTCCGCTGAACAAAATCCATCTCTGTGCGCAACCGTTCTATCTCACGGCTTTTGCGCTCCATAATTGCTGGATCCATCATCGAGTTAATAACGCCTTGACGTTGTGCAAGCGTTTCAATCTGCGTTGTGGCTTTGTCGATCCGCGTATCAATAGCCCGCAGTCGTTTTTCAAAATCTTTAGCCTGATCCTGCAAAACCTTAACGCTGGCTTTGACTACAGCAAACGCACCAGCAAGGCTGGCAAGCGTTGAGCCAAGCGACATGAGTAGCTTGTAGTCATCCATTACTGCGCCCGGTCCAGCGCCGCACGGTGTTGGTTTCCCAGATGCGAATAGCCAGCCACAGGATGCTGAACAACGCAGCAATGTCGGGCAGCAACGCAAGGTAAGTGCCAAACCCGCCAAGAACTGCTGCAAGATCTACACCTGTTTTGATTTCGCTCACATCGAGTCCCCTGCACTTAAAATGTGACCGATATAACCGGGACCAGTGCAAATTTTGCCGTCAGGCACAACAAACCAAACCGTGTAAGTCTGTTTCGTATAGTTTGCGAAAAACCAGAACGGCTGATGCAGCACGCTTACACCAACCCATTGCAATGCTTCGCCTGCATTTGCAGCTGCCTTGCGCATGGTACGTTCGTTTTCAACGCAAGAAATTTCAGACTGAGCTACAGCCGGTGTTGCAATTAACGAAAAAACTAAAACAAGCGCAGCGCGAAACATTACGGCTTCGGATGCGCCGTCTTTACGGCGGCGATAGCGTCCTGCCAGGTCGTTGTGCCGTTCACGCCATCCCAGTAGATCATGTCTAGCTGGTCGTTGACTGATGGATAATCTGCCGCGCGGTTGCGGGCGTATTCCTTTGCAGTATGTTGGTCATCAAGACGCACGATCTCGGCGGCGATCTCAGCGTCGGTCGGCTGGTCGATGTCGTCGCTGTCCCACCGAATTGTGTCGCCGGTCAGCACCCACTCTGCGGCGGGTGCGAGGCTGACAAGTGCTTCTGCTTTTGTTGCCATTTTATGCCCCGATCTCGATAAGCGTGATGGTAGAGGTGGCGTTCCCCGAGGCGTCATTCCTTTGGGCTGTCACAGTTCCGCTTTGATCAATGCGTTTAAATTCTGTGTGATAGGTGGTTGCGTCGGTTGTGCTTGGGCTGTCTAGGTGTTGGATAAAATGCTGCCCAAATTGGTTTTCGGCGTTTGAAATCTGGTTGTATTCTTCAACCTCGGTCGATCCGCGCAGAATGCGCAACGCACCGCCAGCGCGCCCCCCAACGCTGCTGATCGACTGCGAAACAAGGACCAGAATCTTGTTGCTGCTGTTCGCTGGCGTTATTGCAGCGGTCAAATTTGTGTCCGCGTAAGTGCCAGATGTTGATGTCGCCTCGGTTGAGGTCGCTGCCGTCACGACTTGCAGGACCTTGCCGCCAGCCGCCGCCGCCGCGAACACCGGCGCAGCTCCAGCGCCCTGGCTTGTAAGCACTTGGCCGCTTGATCCCGTTGCAACATGCGCGGGATTTCCCGACGCATCGTAGGTAATAAGATTTCCGTCCGTGCCAGACGCCATCTTTGCAAGGCTGACGGCGTCGTCGGCAATCATGGCAGTTGCTACCTGACCGTAAGCAATGTCAGTCCCGTCAGACTTTAGAACTGTATTTGCGCCGCCAACAGCAAGCCGTGCGGTAGCGTTAGACGCGTTGCGTATAACAATGTCGCCACGGGTTGTAAGCACATCGATGCCAGTACCCGTTGCACCTGTGGCTCCTGTAGGTATCCCAAGACTCAAGACGCCGGTGCTGTCGTTAAAGCTGGCAGTAGCAGAACCGCCAGGTGATACATCAGAAGCGGTCGCAGATAGCACACGGCCTGTTGTTGCCTCTGGATTGCCAGTAGAGCTGTTAAAGGCCATCAACTTGCCAAGGCGATCCGCCTTAACCGGCAGCGTCATATCAATGGTGGTTGGATCGGTGTCGGGCGCAGCAACCGAACGACCAATGTCGTCCTCTCGCTCTTTAATCATTGCCGTAAACTTGTCGAGTTCGTCGTTCAGGCTATCAATCTGAAATGGCCCGCTCGGCGGAAAATCTGTTGAACGCGCAACAGGAACGTCACGAACAATAGTAACTGTTGTGCTGGCAACGGCAGCTCCGAGCGTAACAGTGCCACCGCTAGGGTCGCCTGCGCCAGCTACCGAGTATTGGGTCGCATTTGCAGGAGATGCGGCATAAGTCAGCTGCGTAGAACCGTTGTAAACAGCAAGATCAGTTACGGCAAAAAACTGAAAGTTAACGGTAAACGCAGTCTGGCCACCGCCACCTACGGTATATTGCACTCGAGGCGTAGTGTCGGAGATAGTCATACTGCAATGAACGCACGCCCGCTAATCGCCGCAACGCACATTAGCGAAGAGCTTGTTCTACGTCGTCCCAAAACCAGTCTAGGTGCGCCAGGCGATTGGCAAACGCAACCTCACGCAGGCGTCGAGCCTCCACCATGTCACTGCTGGTCGTAAGAAAATCAAGTACATTAACGTATGGCACAGCAGCTGGTCCCACGGCATTGCCAATAATCTGTCGCATTGTCGGGTCGTAACGCTGTTGGATACCTAGCACGGGCTTTACTCCAATCGGAGCGCCAAGCATTGCATGTGTTAAAGATTCTGCGTGGTTCGATACATCAAGAAGCGGAGCAACAATGCCTGCCCGCTCAACAGCGCCGTACAGTTTCTGCGTAAAGCTGCGCGTGTTGTACCCCGGCGCATTGGTCTGCGTTGAGCGCACATAGTCAACGATCGCGCCAAGCCCAACCATTGCAACCATACCCATAGCCGCGTCACGTTTTTCGCCCTGCAAGCCAGCCAGCAACACCTTCTGATGAGCACTCAGGCCAAACTTCTTGAACTGAAATAACAGGCTTCCAATCTCAGGCGACACCCAATCCGGCATACCTTTGAGTGCCCGAATGTCGGTTGCAAACAGCGGTGCATCACCAAGTCCCGGCGTAACAATAGTAAACCGAGCATCAATACCGATTGCACGCTCAAATGTTTCACGTGCAACATCGTCGGCCCAACCATCAGTGTGCGCAATAATGTTATGCTTCGTGCGCTCCCAGTTGGCATTTTGCGCATGAATACGCTTTGCCATAGGTGCATCGATACCTAGCTTGGCAAGGCGAGCTGTTAATTTTTTACTTGTTTTTCCCTTCGTCGCTATCTCCTCGATACCGCGAAGAAGTTGTGTCTGGGTCACCATGCCATTTAAGGTTTTCATGGCGTCAGTCCAAAGATTCATGCCGTTGATATAGTTAAAATAAAAGTTGGTGCCGCGCTCCAGCTTACGCTCAAAGCCCGTGAATACTCCTATATAATCGCCGAGATCTGTAACGCGACCAGCTTGCGCTGCAAGTATCATGTCAGCCGCTTCGCCAACGGCGTTCAAGATTCGTTTGCTGGCCGAAAACTGGCCAACATTATTAAAAAGAGGCTCAAAAGCTGAGCGGAACGTATTTCCGATGCCGTTTACCATCATCATTCGGGCGGTATCAGGAGCTGCTGCAAGTGGGCCTGTTAACAAGGTTAGTGCCGCATAGTTCTTCGACATACGTATTGCGCGAGATGTGAAGTTGGCAGGATCTGCAGGCAGGCCATACGTCCCACGAACAAGATCGCGTACCGCTTCGATACGCTCTATCATGGCATCCATTTTGCGCTTGTTAGCTGCGTTTGCAGGCATTGTTTTGAATACGTCTCGCACGGCTTGTATCTCGTCAGCCAGATCGAGCGATCCAAAGTTCTTGTAAAGACCAATGTCAGCGTCTGTCGCACGCTGGTACATGCGCATTAGCGTAAAGATGTCTGTCTCGATTGCGTCACCGGCAGCATCGTCCATAAACTTGATAGGATCGATGTTAAGCGTGCGTTCCTGGGCAACGCGCATAAACGGATTGCCGCGATACGGTACGCTGCGAGTTATCTGTTCAAAGATTTCTTCGGCAACCTGGCGCTCATGCCCGCCCTCGCGCATGATAACTCCGAGCAGGCGTTCCTTGTTCTGTCGCCAGTAGTCGCGACGGTAAACAACATTAAAATAATTCTTACGCTTGCCGCTTACGTTGCCGGCACGAATGCGCTCTATCTGCGCTTCTTTTTTGATCTTGCTGTTTCGCAAGCTAGCCATTTGTTTTTCTTGACCCGGACTTAGCTTGCGACCGCTTTTTGTAATTGCAGCCAAGCGCGATATTGCCTCGTCAATGTCGCGCAGCTCCCTGACAGCGATGCCTTCCCAAACACCTGACTTCTGCCCATTTTCCCAGATGTCGTCGTAAAAACGACGCACACGCTTTGCGGCTGCGGCAACCTCCGGGATTGGGTGCTGCACATCATCGCCAAGCGCACGGGTAACTTCGCGGCCAAATTCACGGTAGGTCAAAACACCGTCTGCAGGACGCCTGCCAAACGCAACGCTAAACCGACCGGGTTGTTTGCCGGTTTGAGACTGAACATAAGCGTTGTAGTTCTTGCGTAAATCTTGCGTGGTCTCAACAATTGCGCCACGCCCTGAACGTAGCAGCGTTTCTGCGTTTTCGCTTGGCGTTGCAAGTGCAGTTTTCTGCATGTTGCCACGTAAATAAAACGGGATCTCCAATGCGCCGAGCACTACGCGCTGCGTGATTGCAGCAAGCTGCGGATTCTGTTCGTTCAACAGAACCATGATTGGGTTCATGTTTAATCGTTCGAGTCTGCCCGGCGCTGGAGCGGGCCGGTTTGAAACAATATCATCAGGGTCACTAATCGGCGGACGACCGGGCGTTTCGCGCGCACCGACAGACGTGCCCTTTGCCTCATCGTCCAAAAGCTCGGCAACAACGCGAGCCTCAATCTCATGCACATCCTGGTCGGTAAGAGTGCGTAGTGGTTGACGAGATTTACTCAAAAGGCCGGCAAGAACACCAGCGCCTGCTACATATGCGAGATACTCATCAGGACGCGCATTATCGATTGTCTGCTTTATTACTTCTTCCGTACTAAGAAGCGCAGTCATGTTACGCACCGACTTAAATTTAGTTGCTCCCCGCACAGTCGGCAA